AGCAGGAACTGCGGATTTTTACGGACGAATCCGAGGCGATTGCCTTTAAATTGGAAGCCTCGACGTTGACCGGCAGCGGCTTCAACATTGGCGGTCGCACGGCCTACGACCCGATGTTCCACGCTGCGCGGCTTGCAAACCCGATGCGCGGCGTTTGCCGCGAAGTCGCGACAGACGCAAGCGCCTACCAATTTAGAGTTAAAACCGGCAATGCAGGCGCGGCGTGGGGCTACGCAATCCAAAACAACGGTGCAGCCACAACGGTCGGTACGGCGATCTGGCAAGTCACGATGAAAGATCTCAACGTGCAGTTCCCGATTCGCACTGCAGCGCTTGACGATATTGATGGGCTCGAGCCGAACGTCGTGGGCGACATGACGCTTGAGTTTTCGCAAACCGAAGCGCAGTCGATGATCCAAAACAACGATCAAGCCGGCAGCACGACAACCAGCACCGGCGCAACTGACGGGCTGCGTGGACTTGACTCCTATCCTGGACAAGCTGCGACCTACACCGGCGGCGCGGTGACCGCCTCAAGCTTTGGCTCCTCGGGCACTGCAACCAGCGACGGGGTGCACAACCTTGCGACTTACGACCAACTGACAACGAACGCCAACACCGTGGCGGCAAACAACATCAGCTACAAAGACGTTGTCAACCTGATTTATAGCCTGCCGCAGCAGTACTGGACACCGACCACTGCGTTTGCGATCAACCCGATTTTGCTGCAAGCGATCCGTGGCTTAGTCGACAACCAGGCCCGGCCGATTTATGTCGATGCGCTTGCGCGTACCGACGGCATCGTCGGTCAGTTGTTGGGCTTTAACGTCGTGGTCAACGCCTACCTGGACAACCCAAGCCAGCCCTCTACCGCAGCCGCAGGGACCGCATCGCGCTATCCGATGTATTTTGCAGACTGGCAGCAGTACTTCACGATTGTCGACCGGCTGACGATGATTCTAAGGCGCTACGATCAGACGCTCCCAGGTTCGATTACGTTCTACGGCGAAAAACGCTTAGCCACAAGCGTGCGCGATCCAAACGCTGGCGTGCGCTTTCGCTCCACCGGCACCGCAGCAGCTTAAGGTCTCCAACCTTTGGGCCGGGGCAACCCGGCACTTTTTCGGAGCGCGCATGATCAAAGCGTTGCAACTGTTGAGGAGCACAGGCAAGGCCAAACTGCAACTTGAGGCTTCGACCTTGACCGGGAGCGGCTCGGGCGCGGGCGGCCGCGTCGAAGCATTGGACGCTTTTGCAAGCCTGCGCTACGCGAATCCTTTCCGGCAGGGTGCATCGCAGCAAGTGGTCGCGCAAAGCGATGTGCAGTTTGTCGTCAAAACCGGCAATGCGGCCAACGCCACCAATCCTTGGCTTTATGCGATTACACCTGATAGCGGGTCGCCCAACGTAGCAACCGCGATCTGGCAACTACCAATGCGCATCGTCACCGCGCAGTTGCCGGTGCGCACTGCGGCAATGGAGGACATCCCTGGCCTTGCGCCAGTGCTGGCAAGCGACCTGGCGCTTGAAATGTCGGCGCTCGAAGCTGCCTCAATGGCACTTAACGACGATCAGGCCGGCAGCAGCACAACCAGTACGGGCGCAACAAGCGGACTGCGTGGGCTTGCAAGCTACCCGGGCGGCGCAGGCGCAGCCGCTGCTTTTGGCAGTTCTGGAAGCGCCATTACGAACGGCCGGCACACGGTGCGCACCGTTGGCGTCGCTGCGGGCACGATGACGCGCGCCGATCTGATCAGCATTGCCAATGCGCTGCCTCCGCAGTACTGGTCGCTCCCTGGGACCGCGTGGATGATGCATCCGACAGTAATGCAACTGCTTAGGCAGCAAGGCACTGCAGCGCCAACCTTTGCCGAGGTGGGCAACAGCGACGGCGGGGCGGTCGTGAATGTGTTCGGGTGGCCTGTGATCCCCAACAATTACTTGAGCGACGGCGCAACTGCGGGCCAGTTTTCGGTTTACTTGTGCAACTGGCCGCGCTTTTTGCACATTGTCGACTACGGGGACATCGACCTGCAGATGATGGAGCAAACTGCGCCAGGGTTTATCACGATCATTGCGCAAAAACGCATGATCTCCACCATCCGCGACGTCTTCGCTGGCGTGCGCGCGATTGCCACCTGAAATGCCTGCGCAGCAAACCTACGCAACGCCCACCGGCGCGCCGTGGAACTTTGCGCAGATTCTGCAGACTGCGCGCGACATTTCGACGTCGTGGCTCACGACCGATGAGATCGCCAATCAACTTAACCTTTTTGGCGACGAGTCGCAAGACGCGTATCTCGAAAGTCTTGAGCTTGCCGCGCGCATGGCGATTGAAGACTATTTGGGTCTGCCAATCTTCAACAACACCTTTGTGGCCTATTACGCCGTCGGTACGTTGATGGCGACGCCCTTGACGCTCGGGCTACCGCAAGTCTCGCAAAGTGGCACGACCATCAACTCGGTCAAAGCGTACAACCAAGCCACACCTCCTGCGTTGGTCACGCTTGCAACAAGCAGCTACTACTACGACGTGACGGGCCAGCAAGTGATTTTGCTTTCCGTCCCCAACAACATCAACACGCAAATGGCTGCGCCTTTGCAGGTCACGTGGACGAACACGGCCTCAATCATGGCGCAGTATCCTGTCGTCAAGCAAGCGGGCCTTTTGATGGTTGCGCACCTGTACAACCAGCGCAGCGACACAAGCGAGCGCAAGCTTAACTGCATTCCGTTTGGCGTCGAGGCGCTTTTGCGTCCGTACAAGCCCTTGGTGATGTGATGGTGCTGCGCGTTGAGCAAATCGGTGTCAACAATCTGACGTTTGCAAAAACCGCGCAAGGCGATCAAACGACGACCGAGACGCTAGCCTTCAATACGCGCGCGCGCAGCGAGGACATTAAAGCCAGCGAGAAAATCACCGAGAGCTACCGACAATACGACGACATCGTGCGGCTTGTCGTGAATTACTCGCCGAACACCAAGCAGATTGTGGACAATCAAGCGGCCTTCAGCATTACGTATCGCGCAAAATCCTGGCGCATTGTCGATGTGTTTGAGCATCTTGATCGGCAGTTTGTCACGCTCACGTGTTTTCGCAACGAACCTGCGACGGCGGTCTAATGCATGGGACAAAACAGCGCGGCGGTGTATGCGCAAGCGATTCAAACGGCGCTGCAGTTGGTTGTCACGCCGACGCCGGTGTATGCCTCGTTCAACCGCAACTTTGCGAGCGAGCCGACCTTTTTGACCTGGACGCTGCGCAACGTGCACCAACCGGTCTACACCGGAGCGCAGAGCAACAAAGGCATCGACCGTCCGGTTTGCCAGACAAACGTGTATGCGCAGACGATGGCGACGTGTTTTGCGCAGGCGCAATTAGTGCTCGACGCGCTGCATGGCTATCAAGGTTTGCTGGGCGGCCTGTTTTTCGTGGCGAAAATTGACGTAGAGTGGCTTTTTAATACCTTCGACAACGATAATAAGCTTCATCAGATTGTGCTTGACATGACGTTTGACATTCCTAGCTGATAGAGGTCATCATGGCTCTTCCAAATAAAGTACTTCCGGGTTTTGTCGCATCGCTCTACATGCAGCCAGGTGCTGCGCCCACGCCGGTTGCAACGGAGGTACTGCTTGCGACTTATGCGACTGTAAGTGCATTCGTTGTTGACGGCAATCTACTGCAGGTTGAAGCGATTCCTGCTTTTGGGCAGGAAGACGCCATGGCGAACTTTTCGGTTGCAGGCAGCCGCCAGTCCGATAAAATCCCAGTGCAAAGTGCGCCGTTTTCGCTCTCGTTTATTCATGCCTGGAATCCAACGAATGCAAACTTGTTGTTAGTGCGGGGCGACGCGTACAGCGGGTTGATCGACCGGACTTATGTGATCGCCTTCGTCGAGGGTGCGAACACGGTGCTTTTTGCGTTTAATGCGCGCGCATCGCAGTTTTCAATCGATCCTGCTCCAGGCGCAGAAGCGCAATGCACGTTTACTCTGCACCCGCGCGGCAACCTTTTTGGATGGTCAAACAACGCATGATCGACGACGTTATCGAAAACATGGTTGAAGGGCCAGGGCTCGCGCATAACATTGCGCGCTGCTATCATTTTTTGCAGTCAGACGTCGACCGTGCGCTTAACGAGGCCGATCCGCAATCGGCGCGCTTTGTCGCCTTGCAAATCTTGCGGATCTACGCAACGCCTGACGCACCGTCGCTCGTCTCGGATGCCTCGGACGCATGAACGATGCGCGTTACGGTTTCTGGGACGCGCGAGGTTGAGCAAGCGCTCATAGCGCTCCGCGAGGAGTTTTCGGCGCAGCAGGCCAAGCGCTCAGTCGTGCCGGCGTTGCGCCGCGCGGTCAAGCCTGCGCTTGACAACATCCGGCCTGCAGTGCCGGTCGATACCGGCAGACTGCAGGTGCAGACGCGGGCGGGCGCAAAAGTATCCACGATGCGCGACCGCAAGCGCAAATACCACAGCAATCAATCGATTGCCTACGGTTTTGTGATCGTGGGCGTGCGGTATGTGGACGCAAAGGGTGACTTCAGGCCTGCTGCAATGGCGCTTGAGTACGGTCGCGCAGACCAACCCGCAACGCCTTTTATTCGTGCAAATTTTGAGCGCGCAATCCCGGCGATGACGCAAAACCTGGGCGCCGAGCTTGCCGCGCAAATTAATCAATTTGCCAACAAACAACGGAGCAAGCGCGCATGAGTGTTCAACAGCGGCTGAACGGTTTTAAGCGCACGAAGTACAAAACCATTGACTTTCACGGGCATGCCTTTGAAGTGTACCTGCCCACGCGTCTCGAATTGCAAGGGCTCACGCACAAGTGCCAGTCACCACCCGCAGATCTTGTTGAGGAGCACTTTGCGCGCCTCAAAGACTCACTCATGCGCAGCGGCACCCTTGGCGATCCAAACGTCGAAATCAAAGATGACGACATTTTGATTGAGGGCCGCAGCATGCGCCAGACCGCCCGCTGGCTTGCAAGCCGACAACTTAACGAAATCGCCATGATTGGCTTAGTGGGTTTTGCGGAAGGCGAAGATGTGTTTGCGTTGAGCTACGACGAATTGTCTGCGTCGCTTTCCGACAAAGAAATTGAAGATCTGGTCAAAGCTGTTGAAGCGGTTGTCAAACCTAGATACGAGGCAACAGAAAAAAACTAAAGCGGCTGCTGTACCGGCAGGTTCGGGCAGCAGCCATTTTCCATGGGCAAGATCCCGACGTGTTCGACGCGCTTGACTGGGAGACGGTCACTGAGATGGAGTTGTTGTACCGAGACGGTCTGATTGGCGGGCGTGGTCCGCTGATGTTCGCAACGCACACTATGTCGTTGTTGCATTCGCTCGCCGGCATGTTTTCCAAGCAACACAAAACGCTCAGGCCCGCCGAGTGGTTTCCGTTTATCGAGGCCTACTTTAAGCCCGCAGAGCCTACGCGCGCCGAGCGCGACTATCTGCTCCTGACGACACTTCCAGGTTTTAAGCCCGAGTACCTTAAACATCTGCAGGCGCGCTATGGCTAAGACCATTGCTGCGCTGCAGGTTGCGCTCGATCTTGAAAGCGCAGCCTTCGTCACGCAAACCGATGCGGCCAAGCGCAAGGCCAAAGAGCTTGGCGACACGCTGCAGGCGACCAGCGAAACAGTACAAAAAAGCGGCAACGCAGCGCGCGAAGCGGCAGGGGGTTTTGAGCTTGCAACGCGGCAAAAGTCGCAAATGGGCGACGTTGCGCGCAATGCCGGCTACCAGATCCAAGACTTCGCCGTGCAGGTCGGCAGCGGCACTAGCGCCACGCAAGCGCTAACGCAACAACTGCCGCAGTTGCTCTCCGCTTTTGGCGCGGTAGGCGTTGTGCTCGGCACCGTAGCGGCCGTGACAATCCCGCTGCTTTCTGCGGGCTTTACCGCCCTCGTAGGAACGATGAAAAGCGTCGAGGATGCGGCGAAAGACGTTGCGTCTGCTGCAGCAGAATTTACAGCGGCCAACAATGCCGCAGGCCAATCGCTCGAAGAAATATCCGAAAAATACTACGCCAATGCGGCGCCGGCGCTCAAGGCGCTCTACACACAATTGCGCGAAATTGCGCAACTGCAACTTGGTCAGCAGCTCAAAGACTTTGCAGGGAGTCTTGTTAATCAATTTGCAAGCGTGGCGCGACTTGCGATCCCTGAAATTTTTAAGCCGTTTTTGGATTCGCCAGCGCAAAAACTTGGGGTAGAGTTTGGCATCGCTGAGCAAGAAGCCATGCGTTTGCTCACGACGCTGCGCAAGTTCCAGAGCGGAGAAGTTAACTTTGAAAGTCTGCGCGATCAAGTTCTAAGCCTTAATCTTCAACAGCGGCAGGCCACCGAGTCAGGCAGAACGCAAATACAGCAGTTGCTTAAGTTTTTAGCACAGGCGCAAGAGGCCCTGAATCAAAAAACAACCAGCGTCATCAAAGCCGAGGGCGAAGCTAAGAAAGCAGACGATTCAGCCAACCGGCGCGCCAACAGCCAAGCCGAGCGCTTAAAGCGCGAAGCGCAGGCGCGTGTCGAAGCCGCGCGGCGTTACATTGAGAGTCTGGATCAGCAAATTCGCAAGTTGCGCGAGGGCGAGGATGCTGCGCTGCGCTTTGAGGCAGCAAAATTTGGGCCTCGAGCCTCTGCGCGTGCTGAAGACTTGATCGCTGCGCGTCGCGCCGAGGAGGCGCGCAAGGCAGCCGAAAAAGAAGCCGAGCGCGCCGCGCGTGATGCTCAGCGCGAGCGAGAGAGGGTGCAGAAAGAGGCCGAGCGTGCTGCGCGGGACGCCGAGCGTGAGCGAGAGAGGGTGCAGAAAGAAGCCGAGCGCGCAGCGCGCGAGGCAGAACGCGAGCGCGAACGACTGCAAAAAGAAGAGCAACGCCGACTTCAGGAGTACCATGCTTTTTTAGGCAAGTTTGAAGCTGAGCAAACGCAGCGGCGGCAAGCCGCAACTGACGCAGAAACAAAGCGCATGGCCGACTTGGCGCAAGCGCGCGCCCAGAACGTAGCCGCGTTCATTGCTTCAGTGCAGGCGCAAATTGACGTCTTGACCTTGGGCGAGGAAGCTGCGAGGCGTGCGCAAGCCGCCATGCAAGGCGGGGCGCTGGGTGCGCAAATGGTCGACCAACTCATAAATCTTCAGAAAGCGCAGCAAGCTAAGCGTGCGGCAGAAACGTTTGTCGAAGCAACGAGGATGCAAATCCTTGCGCTTGAGATGGGCGAAGATGCAGCGCGTCGCGCTCAGGCGTTTCGACTTGGGCCTGAAGCGCAAGCCACGCTTGAAGGGCTCTTGCGACTTGAATATGTGGCAAAGTGGCGGCGCGAGGTCGACGGTGCGAAGACCGCGTTTGAGCGTTTTGAGGCAAAAATTCTCGACATTGACGCTGCTTTTGAAAAAGGCGCGATTACGTTTGAGGAGTGGTCGCGGCTTATCGGCAAAACAAGCGATGAGCTACGCGTTGCGCTCGAAAAGCCCAAGAACCCGCTTGAAGATCTGATGCGACTGCTTGACCGCACCGGCGAGCGTTTTACAGAAGTGTTTGTGCAGATGGCGCTGACCGGCAAAGCGACGTTCCGCGACATGGTCAACAGCATTGCGCAAGACCTGTTGCGACTCACCGTGCGGCAGTACATTACAACGCCGCTTTTTGACTTTTTCAAAGCAGCGTTGCCAACGCCCGCAGGCAAGGCCTCGGGCGGTCCCGTTGACGCGGGCAGCGCGTACATCGTCGGCGAGCGCGGGCCCGAGTTGTTTGTGCCGGCGTTTCGCGGCACGGTGGTCGCCAACGACAAACTCGGCGGCAGCACGATTGTGAATAACTACAACATCCAGGCGATTGACGTCAAGTCTTTCGAGGATCGCTTGTTGGCGTCCAATAAAACCGTATTCGCAGCAAACATGTATGCCCAAAAATCGCTCTCGCCACAGGGGCGCGCCTGATGTCATTCCAGACCATCCTTGACATCAGCCAGTACATCCAGGTCAACACGCGCAAGACCGTAGGCCAGCAGTACTCGCGCAGCGGCCAAGTGCGCACCGCAGAGTACTTAACCGCGCAACCTTGGATTTTTACCGTCAAGCCGCACGCGTACCTCTACTACCCGCAAGTGCGCAGCGTGATCCAAGCCATCGATAACCTCGACCGCTTGACCGCCGGCACCTTGAGTTTTGCTTCGTCGACCTTGTCGTGGTTTGCGAGTTACCAAGGTGCACTAAGCGCAGCGCAGGCTGCAGCGCTGACTCTTGCGTCGGTCCCTGCAGCCAACGCGACAACCATCAGTGTCGGCAATCTTCCTGCGGTCGGCAGCACAACCGTGGTGTTTGCGCCAGGGGACGTTTTGCAACTCGGAAGCTACCCGTACAAAGTCGCAACGCAGGTCACGCGCGGTTCCGCTGCGGCCGTCAGCGTCGTGCTGCATCGGCCCGTAATCGGCACGCCAAGCGCAGGGACGTTGACCGCAGTCGGCAGTGCCTGCACCTGGTCGGTGGTTGCCGAGGTTTGCCCGATCTACACATTGCACCCCATGACGGACGGGGCATGGGTCGAGTGGGCGAGCGATTTTGTGTTTCGTGAGAACGTGCAATGAGCACGCCGATGACCGCGCTTGCCGCCTCGACCATTCGGCACGGCGAGTTTGTGCGCCTCATCACGAGTACGAATACGTACACTTTCTGCAACGCCGCAGCCGCAATCACGGTCGCAGGCGTGACGTTTACCGCGCTTGGCAGTCTGCTTTCGGTCGGCGAAGTCAACCGCGAAATCAAAGCAACAAGCGGCGACATGATCATTAGCCTTGTTGGTATTGACCCCACCAATTCTGCGCTGGTGTTGAGCAGCAACATCAAAGGCGCAAGCGTGGAAATTGCGCGCGGGTTTTTTGACAGCAACTTTCAGATTATCACGACGCCCACGCAACAGTTTTTCTTGCGCTATCGCGGTTTTGTGACCAACGTCGGCTTGAGCGAGGATTTCAACGCTGAAATGCGCGTGCGCACCGCGACGGCGATTTTGTCGTGCAGCAGCTTCCGCGAGGTGCTGGCTAATCGCGTCGCAGGCATCCGCACCAATTTGCAAGCTTGGCAGCAACTCTACGCGGGCGATGCCAGCATGTCGCGCGTGGCCGCGATTGCAGGCCAGTTCTTTGACTTTGGCGTGCCGCCGACGACAGGCTCGCAATCGGAGCAAGAACCTCAGTATTTGCCGTCTATCGATGAACTAAATAACTCCGGCGGGGGATGATACGTTCTGCCACACCTTACGACATGGAGGCGTGTAAAAGCATGCTGCGCGAATACGCGCAAGAAACGCAGCTGCGTATCTTGATCGAAATGCAAGACCCGCAGCACGTGACCGCGTTGCTTGAGCGCATGATTTTAGGCGCAGGTTTTGTGCTGATCGACAATCAGGCGCGTGGCATGCTTTGCGCACTCATCCACGGCAACGTCTGGAACCCTGCCGTGCGCGAGTTGTCCGAGCTTGCCTTTTACGTCGCACCTCAGCATCGCGGGCGCACCATTGGTGGGCGATTGTGGCTTGAATTCAACCGACGCGCACAAGACTTGTTGCAGTCTGGCCGCGTTGCGCTGGTGTCGTGCGCACGCCAGCAAAATCTTAATCTTGAGCGCTACGGTTACCGCCAGATGCACGTCACCTTGATGAGGGAAGCATGGCCGCCAGCGTTATCCTAGCCGCAGTCTACGGCGATGTTGTCCTAGCCGCTGCCGCGCTTGGATCGCAAGGCTTGGCAATTGCGACGTTTGCGATCAATTTTACGGTCACAACGCTTGTCAGCCGTGCGTTCGGAGCCAAACCACCAAAAATACAAGACTTCGGCGCGCGCCAGCAAATGCCGCCAGCGAGTAACAACAGCATCCCCGTGGTTTATGGCAGCGCTTGGCTTGGCGGCACTTTTGTCGATGCCGCAATCACGACAGACAATAAAACAATGTACTACGTGCTTGCGGTCTCGTCGATTTCAAGTGACGCAAGCGCGACGTTTAGCTTCGACACCACAAAGTTTTATTACGGCGACAGGCTTGTCACGTTTGCCACCACGGGCGATCTGACGCGTGTCGTGTCGCTTACCGATGGCGCGAACAACGTCGACCCAAAGATCGACGGCAACTTGTTTATTAGTCTTTACACGTCGACCAACGCTGGCGCGATTACAGCGATTAACGGACTAGCGCCCACCACGTTTATGGGCGGCGCGGATCTGCCTGCAGCGCTCCGCTGGCCTGCGTCGGGCAGGCAGATGAACGGGCTTGCGTTTGCCATCGTCAAGCTCAACTACAACCGGGACGCCAACACGACGCAACTGCTCCCGATCACGTTTTATTGCACGCATCTGCCGCGCGGCGGGTCGGTTGCAAAGCCAGGGGATGTTTGGTCGGACTACATGTCGGATGCGCGTTACGGGGCCGGCATGGCATCGTTGCTCGACACTGCAAGCGCAACCGCACTCAACGCCTACAGCGATGCCACGATTACTTATACGCCTGCGGGCGGCGGTGCAGCGCAAAGTCAAGCGCGCTACCGGATTAACGGCGTGCTCGACACCGGGCAGCCTGTGCTCGACAACGTCCAGAGAATCCTTGACGCTTGCGATTCTTGGATGTCGTATCAGGCTGCCACAGGGCAATGGTCGATTGTCATCAACCGCGACACCGCGTCGACGTTCAGTTTTGACGACAGCAACGTGATCGGCGCGATCAACGTCACGACGATTGACCTTAACCAGCAGATTAACCAAATTCAGGTCGAGTTTCCCGACAAACTC